TTGGGTGGTGGCGTAAAAGTTCTAGCAGAAGATTTTGCAGCACGAATTGGTGGTGCTGCTGCTGATGACGTTATAAGACTAACAAATCAAATCGAATATCTAAAAGAACTTAGAGGGCTTGATGCAAAAAGTTTAATAACTAATTCCGAGTATCTAAACAGAATTCGTTTGTTTGGTGATAATGGGATTATTGAATTTTGGGATGACGCTGAATTAGATAAAAGGATTGCAGAACTAACTGCAAAACTAGAAAGAAATTTTGAGCCAACGCGCAGTCGTGCTTCTGGTGGCGCAGCAGGAGTTGCAGGGCAACAGGTAGAAGCACTAACCAAAATTACAGAAGAACAACAGAAAAAATTGCAAGCCGCAATTTCTGCTGGAACGTCTCAATACGATTTGCAAAAGCAGAAGTTGCAAGAAAATATTGTTGAACTAGAAAAATATTTGGCTGCTGCCATTGGCAAAACGCCAGAGCAATTAGCCTTGATTGGTACAACGGTAACAGAATATAACCGTGTTGCCGAAGCACTACGAAATCTTAGGTTTGAACTTGGTGAATTAGATTCAGCACAAGCAAAGGCTGACATTGAATTAAGGCAAGACGCAGCAAGACGAGAGGCAATGGTAAGTGGTGGCATTAAGCAGCAAGGAATTGCAATTCCTATTACTGCTGAAATTGGAAAACTAACAGACCAAATTAAACCTCCAGAAAATTTAGATGAAATGATGGACAAAATCTATGAAAGCACAAATGCGTCTATAGAAAAAATGTTGGAACTGGGGACAGTTGGTGAGAAGTTAGCAGACGGCTTGCATGATGCTTTCGTAGAATTCTTTATGAACATGGACAAGGGATTCAAAGGAGTGCTGCAAGGGTTCGTCAAACTTGTGCAACGCATGATTGCAGAAGCGTTAGCAGCAATGGCAGTTAAGGCGTTGCTTAATGCATTTGGATTTAGTACGGCTGCATCGGGTGGGAAAATATTTGGCATTAACAAAATGCCAGCCCAATCAAGCCCCGTTATTGGCAGGGCAACCGGTGGCATGGTTCCTGTTAGGGTTGGCGAGGAAGGGCCAGAAACTGCGTTCCTGCCAGTTGGCACACAGATTATGAATGCTCGCCAAATGGCTTATAACGCGCAAGGAGGAGGCCCGGGAGCGTTTAACTATCAACCCGTTTACGATATACGCATCCAAAGTTCTGGCGATCCTAGAGACATTGAGATGCGTTTAAGCATGATGCTGGAAAGACGGCTTGCTCAACACACGCAAGAGATTTATACAAAAATGAGAAACAACGGATTTGGGAGATTGAGGTAGTGGCAAACGAATTAGTATTCCCGAACTTATTTCCAGCCAGAGAAGATTTCACTTTGGTAGATGATGCTACCTCTGTTTTCGTTTCTAGTTTCGGACAGGGGTTGACGCAGCGTGTTTCTAGGGCTGCGCCAAGATGGCGTTTGCAGATTTCATTTGAGAAACTTTCTGGCTCTCAAAGAAATTTACTAATCAGTTTTCTTTCTGCTGTTCGCGGAAAGTCTAAGTCATTTTATTATTACCCAAAACACGCCACGTTTCGCGGATCATTTCCAGCAAGTGAATTAACGCCTAATAGTGAATTTGATACAACTACTGGTTGGTCTGCGAGTTCAGGTGAAATATCACTTTATGCAGACGTTAATAGATTGCGGATAACACGTTCTGCTGTGACGGCAAATGCCTACGCAACTACCGCACAATTAACAGGGCTGACAAACAATGGAGCATATCTGATTCGCGGAACTCAAATTAAAGGCAAAGGAAATGCGTATTGGAATTTAAGGTTTGGTTCGACTGCTGGATCGTCAAACTATTTTGAAACAGGGCCATTGCAGTATTCCGGTCATGGTCAAGCATCAGGCGTCATTAGTGGCACTACCGGATATTTCAGTATTTACGATTACATTACAGGCAGGGTTGCTGGTGATTATCAGATTTATTCTGGCATTTCTTTGTCAAGGTGTGCGCGTGTTAATGGCTCATCCCAAACAGGGTCTGCATTAAACGTAAAAAGTCTCCCTGCATCTACAAATGGATTGTTGCTGCCCGGTGACATTGTTAGCGTATGGACGAATCAATGGGAATTAAAGCGCATAACACAATCGCTTAACTCGGATGGCAGCGGGAATGGCTATATGCAATTTGAATCTGAATTGAGAGCAACGCCAGCAAATGATGCCCCCATTGCTATTCACGCCCCGCACATGAAAGTGATTTTGGCTACTGATCCAAAAATGACAACTCAACCGGGTATGTATTCTGATTTTGATTTTGAGTTAATTGAGATTGTGGAATGATGAAGCGTGTTTATTTGACTTTATATAAAGATTTAGATTACGAATGGCGATGGTCAATGCAATCTAGCAAAGGTGAAATTATTGCTGAATCTTGCAATGGCTATGCCTTGCTATCGCAAGCAAGAGATAACATAGAAATAGTTACGGGCTTGATTGCTCCGACAATTTCAAACGGGCAGTTGCAGTCTAAAGTTAAATACGCAGTTGAACCCAGACACTTCAAGAGAATTACGAAATGACCAGAACACTTGATGCCTCAGTTAATTCATATTTGTCTGAACCAGAAATTAGATTTTTAACACTTGTTGAGATTGATTCATTAAGCACAGGAACATTAAGAGCATCCAATGGTATTGGCTGGCTAATGGTAGGCGCGAATACTTATGGAGGTGTCGGAGACTTTGGGGCTGTAGAACAGATCAAAGAAAGCGCAGATGAGCAACCTCAAGGATTGAAGATAACACTTGCTGCTGTTACTTCTTCAACCATATTGATTGAAACGATCAATGAGAATTTATTTAATAAACCAATCAGGCTTTATAGATGTTGGTTTAATCAAAACAGTCAGAGCATTGTGAACACTCCTGAACAATGCTTCAAGGGGAAAGTAAACGAAATAAATTTGACTAGAGGTGATGAGGGCAAAGGCGACTATATAGAAATTGTTGCTGATGCAAATGCCATTCGTGAGCGTATAGCGGAATATATGACTGTCGAAGATCACACTATTACCTATTCTGGAGATACGTTTTTCCAGTACCTAGATCAGATTGTAGGTTTCAAAGGTTTATGGGGTCAGGAGGTTAGTTTATTTTCCGTTAGCAATCCAAACTTTTTCCCTAATAATCCGTTTAATCCAAGGGCAGGATTTTAATGAGAAGGCAAGATTGGTCAGCAAAATTGTCAGAAATGATTTTGCTTCATAGGTCAAAAGAATTTTCTTATGGCTATCATGACTGCTGTTTATTTGTTGCCAGATGCGTTGACGCAATGTGTGATACGCATTATGAGCAACAGATAATTTCTAAATATAAATATCAGTCAGAAGAAGAAGCAAACAAACATATTGAGAATGACGGTGGACTGCTCGAAATGGTAACTGATTTTCTTGGTGATCCTGTGCCAAGAGCGTTTGCAATGCCCGGTGACGTTGTTCTGCTAAGGGATAATGGGGAAGCCGTTTTGGGAATCGTCGAGGCTCACAATGCAGTAGCAGCAAGTAGAAACGGATTCATTTCTGTCCCGCTAAAATATGCTGTAGTTGCTTGGAGAATTAACTAATGGCTGACCCATTTACAGCATTAGTCACTTTTTTTGTACAGTCTTTTGCATACGCTGGATTGAGTTATACGGCTGCTACAGTTGCTGCTTATGCTGCTGCAACCTTTGTTTATGCTGCTGCATTGTTGACTCTAAATTCAGTTGCCAAATCTTTGCTGCCATCTGGCAAGCGTGGTCAGTCTTTAGAACTCAACTATTCAGGGACAGCCGAACCGATTCGTTACGTTTTTGGTACTCAAAAAATTGGAGGCATGATGGTCATTCCTCCGATTTGCACGGGCAACGATGGAAAATATCTTCATGTCGTTATGGCTATTGCTGGTGGTGGAGAAACTGGCATTGAAGAAATTGGCGATGTTTATTTTAACAATACAGTTATAACAAGCGCATCAATTGGCGCAGTTACAGGAACTGCAAATGATGGCTTGGTGAGTTCTGGAACCTATCAAAACAGAGCATGGATTAGGCGTTATCTTGGTACGCCAACTGATTTGCCATCTGGTGACTACATACTAAAGACTGCCTACTCAGCAGCATTCACGAATGCGTTTAGAGGTAGGGGAATTGCAAAAATATTTTTGCAATTGAAATGGTCTCAAAAAGTTTACAAGACCGGCATTCCAAACTTTACCGCAATGGTAAAGGGATGCAAGGTATATGACCCAAGGCTAGATTCAACAAATGGAGGTAGCGGTTCCCAGAGATATACAGACTCAACAACGTGGACTTGGAGCAGCAATCCTGCTTTATGCGCTAGGCATTATCTAGTCAAGATTGCTAGACGCGCAGATGACATAGACATTGATGATGATTCAATCATTGCTGCTGCAAATATTTGTGACCAGTTAGTCACGATTCCCGGTGGCTCGACTCAAAAGCGTTGGCAATGTAATTTGACGATTGCTGCTGCTGACGATTGGCGAGAAAACCTCAAGGTCATGATTGACACGATGAGGGGTAGAGCATTACGTAGAGATGGCAAGTGGTATTTTTACGCAGGAGCATGGGATTCGCCTACTGTTACGATCAATCAAAGTGACTGGGTTTCGCCAACTGTAATTCGTGCAAGTCTTGATAAGGCTGAACGATGGAATGCCGTTCGCGTTTTCTACGTTGACCCAACTAGAAACTGGCAACGGGTTCAGGCATACCCAAGACGCAACAGCACGTATGAGGCAGCAGACGGTGAAAGAATTTGGTTTGACTTGGATTTGCCGGGAGTCAATAACGAATATGAAGCGCAACGTCATGGAGAAATAACGCTTAGGCAGTCACGCAATCAGTTATCCATGACGGGCAAACTGCGTCCTGAGTTTATAAAACTGGCTGTCTGGGATACGGTAACTGTAAATGATAGCGAATATGGCTTTGTCTCAAAGACGTTTCGCGTTGCCAGTATGGACATGGGACCGGATGGATCGGTAACTGTTGGACTTATCGAGGAAGGTTCCGCGCTATGGAATGACCTTGCGGCTGGCGACTACGATACACAAACAACTACTGTTACGCTTGATCCGGGTGCTACGTTTCCAGAAACGCCAACCAGCCTAACTGCAACTGGTGAACGCTCACAAATTAACTTTGCTTGGCAACCCGGTGAAGATGAAATCCTTGGTCAGACGTATGAAATTATTGAATCAGTAAATAGTGGTAACGCATCTATTGGAACTCCAGTCTGGCAAGGCGTAGCGTACAATGCGATTGTTCCAAAAACGGACACTACAACACGTTGGTATTGGGTTCGTGGCGTTATCGGCTCTTACTATTCTGAGTTTGAACCTAACACTTATGGCGTTGCTGCTTGCGCGTCATCTGCGCCTACGGATGGAACACCGGGGACGTATGCTCCATTGCTTGATCTGCGAGCAACCGCGCAGCAGTTTAGGTTTAGCGGTAGCGGGACAAACATTGGCGTAAACACGATTGCGTTTGATGCTGACCTAACAGGAATATCTGGAACTGTTGGATTCCGTGTAAGCAATTACAGGCAGGACGGGCTTGGTATCGCGTCCTATGATTTGGCTGGAAGTGGCAACAGCAACCGGATTCTTAACGTCAATTCATTTACCCAGAACGGAACAACTGCCTACGCAATCGTCACAGCAAGCCTTGGCTATGGCGTGAGTGACTTTGTTACAGACAGAATTAGCGTTGTAAAACTGAGGGAAGGCTCAGACGGTACAGACGGGACAGATGGGACTGACGCAATTGCGGGATATTTAACTAACGAAAACCATACCCTTCCTGCATCAAGTAACGGATTTGTTCCAGCCTATACTGGCGCGTCTGGTGCAATGGTTGTCTTGCGTGGCGTCAATAGTGTTGCTGTTTCAAGCATCACGTTTAGCGTTCCTGCAAATCCTCAAAGTCTAACAAACGTCTTTTCTAGCAATGGCACATTTGCTGTTACCAACGGATTTGATACAGGCGAAGATTTGGCAACGCTCACTCTCCGTGCTGCTACGTTTGGTTCAAACATCGACAAAGTTTTTACGCTTAACAAGGCAAAAGGTGGCACGGCAGGAACTAGTGGTGCGCCAGCCCAAACGCTTGACCTGTTAGCAAATGGTCAGACGTTTATACTCTGGCAGCAGTACAAACATAGGGGTAAGCACAATTGGCTTTGATGTATCGCTTCAAAACATTACTGGTACTGCTGGCTTTTACGCCAATAATTATC